GATGGGTGCGTGGGCTCCATCGGCATCTATGCGGTGCATTGGTCCTTCGCCAAGGCAATCGAGGAGATGGGCGCGCGGCCGACGATCATTCGGGCCGGCGCGCACAAGGCCGAGGGTAACGAGCTCGAGGACTTGCCCGCCGAGGTCCAGGCCCGGTGGCAGGCCGAGATTGACGAAACCCGGCAAGTATTCGCCGAGGAGGTCGCCGCCGGTCGCGGCGCCCGCCTCGACGCAAGCGGCGCGCTGGCAACCGAGGCGCTCGCATATACCGGCCGCAGTCAGATGGCCGAGGCGCTCCGCCTCGGTCTGGTCGACGCGGTCGCACCCGCCGAGGAGGCGCTCGCCGCTTTCACGGCTTCCCTCGCCGCTGCGCGCGGCTAATCGAAAGGACAAGCGATGTCTCGCTTTAACTTCGCCAACTTCCTCGGCGGCTCGCGCGCCGAGGCCGGCCCCGCGACCCCGGCGGCCGGGAATGACCCCGCGACCCCGGCGGCCGCGACCGACCCCGCGACCCCGGCGGCCGCCTCCGGCGACGTGGCCGGCGACGAGACGGCGGCGGCCGAGGCCCGGGGCTATGCCAACGCCCGCGACCGCATCGGCGCCATTCTGAGCGCCGACGGCGTCGGGCCGGCGAACATGGCCGCGGCCCTCGAGCTGGCGCTCAATACCGAGGTCGAGCCGGCGGCGGCGCTCGCCGTGCTCAAGCACTCGACCAGCGCGACCCCGACCGGCTTTGCGGCCGCCATGCGTGGCCGCTCGCCCAACATCGGCCCCGCCGGCGGCGCGACCGACTCCGATGCCGGCGGCGACAAGGCGGCCGGCATTCTTCGCAACCATCGCCGGGCCACGGGCCGCGGCCAGAGCCAGGAGGGGTAACCAATGCCCAATCCCGAAATCACGACCTTCAACCCGGACGGGTTGGTTATTCACGGCGTCGACCTCGTCGCCCAGCCGGTGACCATCCTCTCCGGCGAGGTCCTCGTTCGCGGCGAGCTCGTCGGCAAGGTCACGGCCGGCGGCAAATATATCGCCTCGCTGTCGGCCGCGGCCGACGGCTCGGAAGTGCCGGCCGGCTTTGTCGCCGAGGATATCGACGCCAGCGGCGGCGACCAGGTGGCGCCGATCTATTTCGGCGGCGCCTTCGACGCCGACAAGCTCACGCTGGGGGCCGATCATACGGCGACCACGGTTGAGGCGGCGTTCCGCGCGGCCTCGGCGCCGCTCTACATTCGCACCCGTCACCCGCGCTAAGGAGGCACCGACATGCCCTACGATTCCCGCACTCTGCTTCGCGTGATCGACGGTCTCGACCGTCCCCACGCCTTCCTGCTCGACCTGTTCTTCCCCGAATTGGTCCTGTTCGACACCAAGAAAGTCGAGTTCGACAAGCTCGACCGGGCCGAGGGCCTCGCGCCCTTCGTCTCGCCGCGCGTCGCCGGCAAGACCCTCAAGGGCCGCGGCTTCAAGACCGAGTCTTTCGAGCCGGCCTATCTGAAACCGAAGGACGAGGTCGACATTGACCGGCCGATGCGCCGGCGGCCGGGCGAGTCGCTCGCCTTCGACATGAGCCCGGCCGAGCGCAAGGACGCGATCATCGCCGAGATTCTCGCCGATCAGGAAAAGGCGATCATCCGGCGCAAAGAATGGATGGCGGCGCAGATCCTCCAGACCGGCAAGGTTGTGGTCTCTGGCGAGGACTACCCGGAGGCGGAGGTCGATTACGGCCGCGCCGCGGCGCTGACCATCGCGCTGACCGGCGCGGCGCGCTGGGGCCAGACCGACGTCCTGCCGCAAGACGACCTCGAGGACTGGTTTGCGCTGGTCTCGAGCAACTCCGGCGCGACCGTCGACACCGTGATCTGCGACCCGGTGGCGTGGCGCTATCTGCGCAAGGACCCGGACTTCCGGGCGGCGCTCGACAACCGGCGCCAGATGGGCGGCGAGATGCAGTTCGGGCCGACCGTCGCCGGTGGCGAGGGTATGCGCGGGCGCTATGTGGGCTCGATTGATGGGGTGGATTACTTCACCTATCAGCAGCCCTTCACCGACGACGCCGGCGCGCCGGCCAAGATGCTCGCCGATGGCTCGGTGATCTTCGGGTCGCGGGGTCAGGTCGAGGGCTACCAGGCGCACGGGGCGATCAAGGATGCCCAGGCGGGTTATGCCGCTTTCGAGTTCTGGCCGAAGAATTGGGTCGACGACGACCCGGCGCTCGAGTTCGTCATGACGCAGTCGGCGCCGCTGGTGGTGCCGGCCCGGGTCAACGCCGTTGGTTACGCCAAGGTCACCTAAGAGAGGGCGAGGACATGCCGAAGTACAATGTGCTGAAATCGGTCAAGGTCGGGCGCGAATACCTCGGCCCGGACGCCGAGCCGATCTCGCTCAAGGCCGAGGAGGCCGCGCCGCTGGTCGCGCTCGGCATCGTCGAGGCCGTCGCCAAGCCCGCCAAGCCCGCCAAGGGCGAGGCGGACGGCGACGGCGAGGGCTGACCCGTGGTCGACTTCGACCGCCTCGTCAATGCGGCGGTCGTCGCGACCTTCGGCGAGCTGGCGGCGGTGACACCGACCGCCGGCTCGCCGTTCAACCTCGCCGGCGACTTCCACCAGGGCGGCGAGCATGCCGAGCCGGGGACCGAGGTTCCGGTCTCGGCCGCGGCGCCGACCTTCCATTATCGCCGGGCGGATCTCCCGTCCGGCGTTGAAATCGGCCAGGGCTCCGGCCTTGTCATTCGCGGCACTGCCTATCTGGTCGCCGATGATGACGAGGACGACTCGGGCTTTGTGACCCTCGAGCTGGACCTTGACAGATGACAAGCCCGGTTAAGCTGATCCGCCAAGGCGTCGCCGGGGTCCTCGCGGGCCTGACGACGGCGCCGGGCGGCGTATTCCCGCAACGCACAATCCCCTACCTCGAGCGCAAGCTGACCGAGGACGGGGCTTGCGTGGCGATCTACTCCGCCAGCGAGACCGCCGACGACGAGGACACCAGCCCGCGGGTCTATGCCCGGGACCTCGTTCTGGCGGTGGAAATCATCGCCGCGGATAGCAAGGCCACGCCCGGCGAGGACGTGGTCGACGATATCTCCGAGGAGGTCGAGGCGCTCCTCGAGGCGGCCGCGCACTTGCAGGGCCGCCAGACCGTCGACGGCAACGGGGACCCGGTCGTGGTCCTCGCCCGGCACACGAAATATCGGGGTTTCGAGATCGCCGTCGACACGGAAACGCAGCTTACGATCTACGCCAAGCGGCTGTTCTATTCGGTCGACTACCGGACCGAGGCGGCGGCGCCGGTGCTCGGCGACTTCACGACGGCGCATGCGGGCTGGGATCTCGCCGAGCCGAAAGACGACCGCGGCGAGATCGGCCCGGCCGGGCCGATAGACGCCGAGGACACATTCACAGTCCAGTAATGAGGAGGTGCCGCACATGGCGCGCATGCAATTGCGGCCGGCTGACGGACTCAAGGTCCGCAAGCCGGCCGCGCCCTTCCCGCAGCTCGCGGCGGAGGGCGAGGAGGTCGAGCTCGACACATACTGGCGCCGGCGCATCCGGGCCGGCGACGTGGTCGAGGTCAAGGTGAAACGCAACCGCAAGGGGGCCAAGTAAATGGCAATCAGCTTCAATCAGGTGCCGGCGAATATCCGGGTGCCGTTCGTCTATGTCGAGTTCGACGCCTCCGGCGCCGTCCGGGGCGCGTCGCAAATGCCCTACACGCTGCTCCTGATCGGCCAGCGGCTCGCCGCCGGCACGGTCGCCGAGGCGGTGCCGACCCGGGTTACGTCCGCCGCCCAGGCGGCCGGCTTCTTCGGTGCCGGGTCGATGCTGGCGCAGATGGCCGACGCGGCGCTGGCGAATGCGCCGCTCATGGAGACGTGGGCCATTGCCCTCGACGATGCCGGCGCCGGCGTGGAGGCAACCGGGACCATCACGTTCGCCGGCGCCGCGACTGCGGCCGGGACGGTTTCGGCGATGCTCGGCGGTGTCCGGGTCCAGGTGCCGGTCGCCGTTGGCGACGCGGCGGCGGCGGTCGCGGCGGCGCTGATTGCGGCGATCAATGCCGAGGCCGAGGCCCCGGTGACCGCCGTAGTCAACGCGACGCCGGAGCAAATCGACCTGACCGCGCGCCACAAGGGGACGGTCGGAAACAGCGTCGACCTTCGCTTCAACTACTACGCCGGCGAGGTCATCCCGGCCGGCCTGACCGTCGCGGTTGTCGCGCTGTCCGGCGGCACCGGCGACCCGGACGTGGCCGACGCCATCGCCGCCATGACCGACCGCCATTACAACGTGGTCGCGCATCCCTACACCGACCCGGCCAACCTGACCGCCATCGAGTCGGAAATGGCCGACCGCTGGGGGCCGCTGCGCCAGATCGAGGGCGTTGCCGTGACCTCGGCCGCCGGCTCGCATGCGTCGCTCGCCACCCTCGGCCCGGGTCGCAACTCGCCGCACTCGACCATCA